GACCTCCTCGATGAGTGGGATGCCGAACTGCTGGGCGAAGTTTCGCTCCCGCAGAGCGAGTTGGTGACCAACCACGCCATGGCCTTCGCCCGCAAGTGCGACGAGATCATCCTCGCCGCCGCTGTCGGCACGGCCTCCACCGGAGCCACCGGAACGACCAACACGGTCCTTCCCGCCGGCCAAAAGATCGCCCACGACTTTGTCGAGAGCGGCACCGCGGCCACCAGTGGTTTGACCATCGCCAAACTGCGCCAAGCCAAGTTTATCTTGGATGACGCGGACGTGGACGAGGATGACCCGCGTATCATCGCGGTCAGTCCCCGCCAATTGCAGGACCTGCTCCGCACCACCGAAGTGACCTCCGCCGACTACAACACGGTGAAGGCTCTGGTGGCCGGTCAGCTGGACACCTTCATGGGCTTCAAGTTCCGCGTGGTCAACAAGGCGTTCTTCACCCTGGCCAGCAGCCGCCGCGAAGTGGTTGCCTACGTCAAGAGTGGACTCCGCATGACCGATGCCGGACGCCGTGTCCACGTGGACATCCGCCCCGACCGCAGTCACTCGCTGCAAATCCGCACCACCGCTTCCATCGGCGCAACCCGCATGGAAGAGAAGAAAGTGGTCCAGATCAGCTGCTCCGAAGCCTAATCCAATGGATTGGTAGCTCACACAACCGCTGGCAGACCGGCTCCAATAGTCTGCCCCCCTTTTTTTTATGGCCGCCTCCGAAACCGATATTGTCAATGATGCCCTGGGTCGCCTCGGCATTAGTCCGGTCATGGCCTTGACTGATTCGACCAAGCAGGCCCAGTTTGCCAACCGCTTCTACGAATCGACCCGCGACGAGGTGCTGGCCAGCCACCCTTGGAACTTCGCCAGCAAACGCGCCGTGCTGGCCCAGCTGGCCACGCCGCCGGACTTTGAGTGGTCCTACGCTTACCAGCTGCCCACCGACAACCTGCGCCTCTTGCAGTTGAACGGCTACGATCTGGGCAAAGTGCGCGACCCTTGGCACATCGAGGGCAACCGCCTGCTCACCGATGCCGAGAAGGCCGAGGTGCGCTACATCGCCCGCGTGACCGACACCACGTTTTACCCCGCGCTCTTTAGCGAGGCCCTCTCGCTCAAGCTGGCGGCCAAGCTGTGCGCCCCCTTGACCGGACGCTTCGACCAGCCCACCGCGCTCATGCAGGAGTATGACAAGGTGACCGGACCCAAGGCCCGCCTCTCCGATGTTTTCCAGCAGCGCGACAAACGCCGCATGGCCTGGGTGGACAGCGACCTGGTCAAGAGCCGCGTCAGCGGGGGATTCTAAAATGCCCGTCTCGGCCCTCATCAATTCGTTCAACGCCGGCGAATTGTCCCCCTACATGGGGGCGCGGAGTGACGTGGAGAAATACCGCAACGGCTGCTCGACCCTCCAGAATTTCATCATCCTGCCCTACGGCGGGGTCATCCGCCGCCCCGGGACTGAATACCTGGGCAACCCGAAATTCAACGACCGCCGGTGCCGGCTGATCGGTTTCAACTTTTCCACCACCACGCGCTTTGTCATCGAGATGGGGCACCAGTATATGCGCTTCTGGTCCAATGGCGTGCCGGTCCTTTCCGGCGGCAATCCGGTCGAAGTGGCCAGCCCTTACCTCGAAAGCCAGCTGCGCGAAGTGCAGTTTGTCCAGATCAACGACATCATGTACCTCGTCCACCCGGACGTGGCCCCGCACAAGCTCTCCCGCTTGGCGGACACCAACTGGACCTTGACCGAGGTGGCGTGGGATTGGCCGGCCCTGCTCGATGAGAATCTGACCGACACCACGCTGGCATGCAGCCACCTTACGGGGAACAACCGGACGCTGACCGCGTCCACCGGAATCTTCAACGCCGGCCACGTGGGCAGCTACTGGCAGCTGGGGCACGCGCTCGAGGCCGTCTTTACCGAACGCAATATCGACGGCAACGCCAACAGCACCAACCTCAACGTCTTTGGCGATTGGGAATTTTCCACCTCGGGCGTCTGGTCCGCCATCATCAACATCGAGCAAAGCGAAGACAACGGGGCCACTTGGCAGGTCATCCGATCCTACAAAGGCTCTGCCGAGCGCAACATCACCTCGAGCGGCAAGACCGAACGCGAGGTGCTTCTTCGCTTGGCCATTTCCAGCTACGTGACCGGATCAGCGTGGGCGACCAACACCAACTACGCGCTCGATACCGTGGTGACCTACGAAAACAACGTCTACAAATGCGTCCTCGGGCACAATTCCACCGCGGCGGCCTGGAGCGACTTTTCCGGCAACTACGCGCTCGACGCCTTGGTCACGTGGAACACGCGGACATACAAGTGTATCAAGGCGCACAACAACACCACGACCGATTGGCTTTGGAAAGACGGAAATTATGCGGTGGGCAATTTGGTCAAATACAACGGGAGAACCTATAAGTGCGTTCAAGCCCATAATTCCACGGTGACTACGCCGATCCCGAGAGACACCAGCACCGGATCAACAGCCCCGATCCACGCTTGGGAGGGAAATGGCGACAAAAGGCTGTTTAAGATGGAGCCATATACAGAGTACGTTGAAAATTTGCCAGCAGGGGCAACCACTTTTCAAACCATAGGCAACCGCATTTATTATGCTGCTGCCACAGGTTATTATCGAGGCGTCCGCCAAAACGGACCCGTCACTTTTAACCAGCATGTTTTAGACAACGCCGTCCAGTTGCTCACAACTCAACAGGACAACAATGGAGTTAGGGATATCCTCGCTTTGCATGAAGTAGGCAAGGCGGGGGAACTCAATTACACGCCCGACAATCCCGAATATTGGGAGTTGCAGAATTTCCGCCCGAGCAACGCGGAATACTGGGAGCCGGTCGATTTCACGCCGGCCAATAACAAATACTGGACCCCGATCAACTACGGCACGCGCATCGCCCGCCTCGAGGCCGCGGATTCCCGCGTCTATGGCATTGTCAAGGTCACCGGATTTACCAGCGCGACCCAAGTCACGGTCAACGTGGTCAACCCCGTGGCCAAGACCACCGCGACCAAGATCTGGAGCGAGGGCGCATGGAGCACCAGCCAAGGATTCCCGCGCACCGTGACCCTGCACCAAGGGCGGATCTACTACGGCGGCACCGAGCGCCGGCCTCTCTCAATCTGGGGCAGCGTGGTGGACGATTTCCAAAATTTGCGTCTGACCACCAACAATGACGGCGGTCTTTTCCTCACCCTCTCGGCCAAGGAAGCCAACCGGCTCATGTGGATGGAGAGCCAGGACAAGCTGCTCATCGGCACCAGTGGCAACGAATGGACCCTCGGGGCCTCGACCGACGAGGGCATCACCCCGAGCAATGTCACGGCCCAAAAGCAATCCTCCTACGGATCGAAGTATCTGCCCGCGGCCACGATCAATGACGTGCTTCTTTTTGTGCAGCGCCAAGGACGCAAGGTGCGCGAACTGGTCTACGTGCTCGACAAGGACGGGTGGGTGGCCCCGGATCTGACCGTCTTGGCCGAACACGTCACCTCCGGTGAAATTGTCGAGCGGTCCTACCAGCAGCAGACGGACGCCATTTACTGGGCGGTCAAAGGCGATGGCCAGCTGATCGGCATGACCTACGAACGCGACCAGAATGTGGTGGGATGGCACCGGCACACCACAGACGGGTCCTTCGAGAGCGTGGCCACGATCTACGGCCTCGGCGGCACTGACGAGGTCTGGCTCTCGGTCCAGCGCACCGTGGGCGGCCAGACCAAACGCTTCATCGAACGCTTCTACACCCAGAGCCGGGAAACCTTCGAGGCCGCGGACAAGGCCAACTGGTGGTACCTCGATTGCGCCGTGCGCTACTCGGGAGCCGCGACCAGCACCATGTCCGGCCTCTCGCACCTCGACGGGCGCACCGTGAACGTGCTGGCCAACGGATCAGTGGAAACCCCCAAGACCGTGGCCGGCGGCCAGATCACCTTGGACAAGGCCCGCACCACCGTGCTGGCCGGCCTGCCCTTCACCTCGACCCTCCAGCCGATGACCATTGACATCAACAACATGGCGGACGGCACCAGCCGCGGACGCTTCAAGCGCATTCACCGCATGGTCTTGGCCCTGCAAAAAAGCCTGGGCGGAGAAGTCTCCACCGACCAAGGCCAGACCTGGCAATACCTCTACAACCGCGACTTCCCCGACCCGATGGACGCCTCGCCCCCGGTCTTTACGGGCGACACCGAGGTGGTCACCGCGTCCGACCATGACCGCAACCTCCAAGTCATGGTGCGACAAAACCAGCCTCTTCCGCTCACCGTGCTGGCCTTGGTGGCCAAGATCGATTTTTATGGTGACTGATTTTCGACTAACCCGATGAGCAAGCACCTCTACCAACTGCGTTTCTATGACCCGGAGAATGACTATGCCATGATCTCCGATTGGTTCGCTGTCCACGGCGCGAAGTGTCCGCCCGAGCAAATCCTGCCCAAGCTGGGCGTGGTCTGCACGATGGACGAGGAGCCGGTGGCCGCGCTCTGGCTCTACATGGACAATAGTGTTGGCGTCTGCTGGGCCGAGTATCCGGTGACCCGTCCCAAGTTGAAACTCGCGCAAAGCCGCGATGCGCTGGAAACCCTTTTCACCTACATGCGCCGGTTCGCCGCGAGCAACGCTTACCCGATCATGCGCGTGACCACCATTCCGCCCATTGCCCGCTACCTCGAGCGTTTCGGATTTAAGACCGAAATGAGCGACCTGGTCAGCATGGTGGGCATTACCATCGAACCGGAGGAAAACCATGGGAACCGGGGCTGAAGTCATCGCCATCGCTGCGATTGTTGGGTCCGTGGCTTCCACGGGCGTGGCCATGTATGGCCAGATGCAGCAATCGCAAGCCGCCGCGCAAATGGCGGCCTACAATCAGAATCTGCAAATGCAGGCGGCCCAGATCGCCGCCAACAACGCCATGGTGCAGAACCAGCTGATGAGCCAGCAGAATGCCTTGGCCCAGCAGCAGGCTTTGGCCTCGCAAAATGCGATAGCGAAAAACATGCAGGCCAGCCAGCAGATGAACCTGCTCAACCAGCGCAATCTGCAATCGCGCTCCGACTCACAGATCATGGCGATGCAAAACAATGCGCTCATCGCCCAGCGCAACGCCGCATCCCAAGACCAAGAGGCCAACCTGGTCGAGGCCCAAGCCCGCGAACGCGCCCGCCGGCAACGCGAGCAGAACGAGAAGGTCATGTCCGCCCTCCGCGGCAGGCAGGGAAAGAGTGCCGTCACCTTCGAGGGCAGCCCGCTCATGGTCATGGCCGAAACCGCCGGCCTCATGGAATTGGGCGTGGCCGATGCCTTCTACGAGGCCGGACTGCAAAGCCAAGCCCTTCGTACCAAGGCCGATGCCGGACGCTATGGCAGTGCCTTGGAGCTATGGCAAACCCGCTTTGTCGGACAGGACGCCATGATGGACAGCCAAGTCATGGACCTCAAAGCCCAAGCCGAACTTTCCAACCTCAACCTCGAACGTCAGTCCGCGCAATACGAACTGGCCGCCGCCCAATACCAGGGCAGTGCTTTGGTGCGTCAGCGCGGCCTCATCAACGATCAGCTGACCTATGACATGAACGCGGCCCGCGGCACTTACATGCAGGGGATGAATCAAAGCCAAGCCTACCAGATCGGGGCCTACGGCACGCTGTTGAGTGGGGCCAGCCAAGCCGCCGGCGCTTATGGTGGATACCGCCGTGACGTGAAAGCAGGAGTGTACTCATAGCCATGGCCGTCCCCGTCAACCAGATTCCCAACGCGCCCAACGCGGTGCCCGGATCGGCCCCGTTGCCCAACACGCCGATCCCCGGGTCCGCTCGCGCCTATTCCTCGCCGGTCCTCAACGCGCCGAACTTCAGCCGCGGCAACGCTATCCTTTCGCAGACGGCCCAGCTGCTCGACGCGCCCACGCCCCAGCCGGTCGAATTTATCGACTACGCTTCCCGCGCCTGGGCGGATTTCGGGGCCACCGGAGCCAAGGTGGCCAGCAACCTCATGGACCTTTCCATACAGATGCAGCGGTCCCGCGACGAGGGCAACTTGGCCAAGATCGACAACACGCTGGCCCAGAGCTACGGCGACTTCCTCACGTGGAGCCAGGACAAGCAGGCCGACCAGCTGCTGCCCGAATGGGAGAAGCGCAAGGCCGCGGCCATGAAACAATTTGATGCCCTGCCATTTTCCGAAACCGGCAAGGCCAAGGCCCAGGTGCTGATCGACAACAAGACGATCAACTACACGGTGGACGTTTCCACCACGGCCCGCAAACGCCAGATCCAAAACGCGGACCGCGAAATGGAAGCCTTGCAAAAACGCGCCGAGGAAATGGGCGATTGGGAAACCTCCGCCGCCACGCTGGCCAAACGCAAGGCCGCCGGCCATATCGACAACGGCACATTGCAGCAGGGATTGCTGCAACTGAACAAGAAACAGCAACTGTCCG